GCACAAAAGAAGTTTGTTGGAGATGGAAACAATGGTAAGATTATGTTCATTGTTAAGAATGGAGATACTTCAAGTGCTAATGTTCAAATTATCAAAGATGACCAAGAGGGTAGTTGGATAGATTTACAAAGAATAACTGACCAAAACATTGTAACTGCTCATAGATGGCAACCATCATTAAGTGGTTTAGTTAGTTCAGGTAAAATGAATAATACAGGTAGTGAGATTAGAATTGCTTATGACTTAGCAATGACTACTGTAATTAAAGATACTTCTGATTTGTTATTAAATGGGATTAGAGGTGTTTTATTTAAAGAGTTAGGTTTCTTACCTGAAGAATTAGTGATTCACTATGAGCCACCAATTAGTTTTGCAACTCAGATTGACCCTAAACAAGTTCTTACTATTAACGAACAAAGAAGAATGTTAGATGAGGATTTACCAATGTTAGAGGAGGGTAATATGTTCTTAACTGATAGAGAGCAAATTATCGTAACTAGAGATAATGATGGTGATGGTAAGGGTGATGATGAGGTAGGAGATATGCAAGTAACTGAAATTGAAAAAGAATAACTATGGCAAATGTAAATCAATATAATCCTTTAGTAACAGCAGCAGAAGTTATAAGCAATAGTTTCACTAACGCTAATACTGATACTGCTTTAATTTCTAACAGTACATTACTTCTGGCTGAATTAGCACACTTAAAAGAGGCAATTGGTAAGAAGTTTTATGAGGAATTAAAAACACAACACCATGCAGGTACTTTAACAGCAGCAAATCAAACTTTAATGGATGATTTCTTAACAAGAACTTTGTGTTGGTTTGTTAGGTTTGAGGTGATAAATGAAGTGCAAAGTAATAGTAGTAGTGCAGGTATTGTACATAATATTGATGAGTTTGCTACTATTATAGACCCTGCTGAGTTAAATGCTTATAAGCAGGACACTTACAGAAAGGCAGAGATATACTTAAAAGATATGCTAGATTATATCAATGATGATGACCAAAGTGGTCAATATCCAACTTATGAATCTAACAAACCTTGTAATGATGATGTTTATAAGAATCATGGAATAATAATGTATGATAGCATATATTCAAGACCTACTAGAAACTATAATAGTTGGAAAGATAACTGTCCTTGTGATGATTGTTAAAATAAATATATAAATGGCTGCAAACGAACATAAAAATTTAAGTAGTGCGAACAGACACAACCCAAAAGGATTTGAAACTGCTACTAATGATACTGTTTTAAGTAAAACTTTTGGTACTTCTGCAACAGGAACTGATGGTCTATTAGAGTGGAAAGGTAAGGCTTATATGGGTGTTACTAATTATAAGATGCAGGGCTTCACTACAGGTGCTGCTAACTACTACTATGGAGAAGATATAGCAGATACTAAATCTCCTTTTGAGATGGCTGTTGATTATGGTAATACTGCTGTTGCATCTGGAAGTATAAACCCATCAGATGCTTTTAGAATAGGACAGGGGTGTATAGTGCCTGAAACTTCTACTGTTACATCTATAAGTGGATGGCTAACAAGTAATGGTGGTAATAATATTACTATTGCTATATGTAAGGTTACACCTGCAGTAGGTGTTACGACTGCTCTTGTGCCAGTTGTTATTGATGAAATCACAGTAACAGGGCTTTCAAATAACAATAAAGTGGTTAGAATGAGTGAAACTACTATAACTGCAGCAGGATTATCTTCAGGAGATATTATATTTCCAATGATTAAGGAGGTGGGAGGTACAGGCTCTACTATTTATATGAATTTAACTATACAAACAACAACATTCTAATGACAACAAAAGAAGAAATAGTATCTATGAAGAAAGACATAAGTTCAATAAATGAGAAGATAGATAATTTAGATGGTAAATTAGATATGCTTACAGAAAGATTATTAAATCCAGACAAAGGGGTTGCTGCTAGAGTGAACAGAAATACAGCAATGAGAAAGATTTTAGTGAAAGCAATGTGGATGATTTATGCTATAACTTTAGGTGCATTAGTAAAACTTTTTACAGAATAAAAATAAAATAATAACAATTTAAAAATAAAATAAAATGGGTACAGAATTTGATACAGATAATACGCTTCTAATGATGCAATTAGGTAAAGGTGGTGGTACTGAGGTTTTCACTACTGCAGCACAAACAGGTAAAGATTGGTTTTGTGTGCATTTCCCAGTTGAATCTGTTGTTGCAAGTATTGCAGCAGATGGAGTTACAGGTGAAACTGCACTTCAAACGACACTTAGTGCTGGAACGACATTGTTCATGAATATTACATCCATTACACTCACAAGTGGAATTGGAATAGGATATAGAGATATATAAATAATATGTTAAGTTTAAGTTTAAGTTTAAACAGTATAAGACCATTGGGAGGTTCTTGGAAGCCTTCTGATGAAACAAATTTACAGGCTTGGTACAAATTTCAAACAGGTATTACTTTAAGTGGTTCTAATGTTGAACTTTGGGCTGATAGTTCTTCTAATAGTTTTGGTATGAGGCAATTAACACTATCAGAACAACCTGCATACAATGGAGGTGATATTGATTTTACTGCTTCAAGAACTCAGAGTTTACAATCTGCTAGTGATATTACTTTAAGTGGTGCTTTTACTTTTGGGATAAAGTTACATCCTACTGTTTCTAATGTAGCAGTAATAGGTTCTAATACTACACCAAACGAATTTTTCAAAATTACTTCAGATACAAATTTAAGATTTAAAACTGATAATAACGAGATTGATTTGGCTTTAGATAGTGGTACTTTTATTGCAGACTTAGATTTAGTTGTTACAAGAAACGCATCTAACTTAATTACTCTTTATGTAAATGGAGTAGCACAAGCAGATACTGAAACTTTAGCAGGAACTGCTGATATAAACGCAATCGGTGTTAGAAGAACTGATAACAATCCTTTTGATGGAACGATTAGCGAGGTACAAATATATGATACAGAAAGTACAGCACTTACAAATAATGTAAATACTTATTTAGCAGGATTATAAAAACAAATAAAATAATAATAAAAATATGGCAACAACAGTAACAGCAGCAGATTTAACAGTAACAATAACAGAGAGTTATTCTCTTAATGGTGTTAGTTATGGTAATACAACGAATAAAACCTTTACAGGTAATGGTGAGGTTATACAGAGAATAATGACTATTGCAGCACAAGCAAGAGGTAATAATTGGACAAATATCATAAACTTTGCTGGAGCAGATGCAGCAGGTATAGCAGATATAACTAATTACAAATACTTTAGAATAAAGAACTTAGATGATACTAACTTCTTAGAATTAAGAGTTACAGGTACTGCAGATTCTTTCTTTGTTAAAATAAAAGCAGGGGAAACTTTCTTATTAATGGATAATGAGATTGATGCTGAACAATCGAGTACAACAGTAGGAACTCTTACAGATATAACTCAAATCGGTGCTAATGCGAATACAGATGCAGTTGATATTGAATTTATTGTAGTAACAGCGTAGTATGCCTTGTTACGAATGTGAAAATGGTAAATGGAGGTTTGGTGAAACTGGTGAATGTCAGTATGACTCTAAATCATCTTGTGAAACTGCTAATAAAGATTATTATGCAGAAGAAACTTATAATGACTACCCACAAGCAGCAACTAACAATGCTAAGAGGGCTATAAAGTATAAAGAGGAAAATGGTAGTGATTGTGGAACTCAAGTTGGTTGGACTAGAGCAAGACAATTAGCCAATAGAGATAATTTAAGTAGAGATACTATTGCTCGTATGGCTTCATTTAAAAGACACCAACAACATAAAGATGTTCCTTATGATGAAGGATGTGGTGGTATTATGTGGGATGCTTGGGGAGGAGATGCAGGTATAAATTGGGCTATTAAAAAGTTAGAACAAATTGACTCTGAAAATAAAATTAAAGAAGATTTTGAAAGTTTTTTTGAAGATATTATCAAATCTATCAAAGACAACAAATAAAATGGAATTAAAATACTTTAGAAGAAGTGAGTTTAATTGCAAGTGTGGATGTAATACTAACTATATTGATAGTGATTTCTTAGAAATGTTGGATAAAGCAAGAAGAATTGCAGGAGTTCCATTTAAAATAAATAGTGGATATAGATGTGAGAAACATCCATTATCTAAGAAAAATCCAACCTCATCTCATATTAAAGGTATTGCTGCTGACATAAAGTTTATTGATAGTAAAAACTTAGCACTAATAATGGGAGGTTTGGGAGGTGCAGGATTTGAAAGATTTGGTATAGATTTTAAAAACAAATTTATACATACTGATTGTGATGAGGACAAGACAAACCCTTGTATTTGGGGTTACTAAACAGAATATTAATTAATTAAATATATATTATGAATTTTATTACAGAAAATTGGCTAGAATTATTGGTTGGAATAATGGCTTTTGCGAAAGTTGTTACTAATTTAACTCCAACAGAGAAAGACAACAAAATCTTTGGATGGCTGGACACTATCATTGATGCTGTTGTTCCTAAATATAAAAAGAAGAAATAATGATACAGAAATGGATAGGTCAAGCACTACTAAAGGGTGGTGTAAAACCAATAACAGAACTATTAAAGGCAGTAAAAGAACTTTTTACAGACACTAAAGGTAAGTGGAGTAGCAAAAGAACTATTAGTGGAGTGATAGTCCTTGCTGCAAGTTTATACATTGAGAAAAATGGTATTGATACTAATGCGTTAATACTTACAGGATTAGGTGTATTACCATTATGTTTTTCTGTATTTGAAAAAAATAAAGGAAATTGTACTGATAATTGTAAAAAATAATTATCTTTGCATATCTTAGGTAGGGTTGTGCCTATCTTTGTTTTCATTGTTTATAGTTTTCAAGAGTGGGATGTTTAAAAACATCTCACTTTTGAATTATATAAGCCTTTTTTTTTGTATAATTGCATCATAACCAATACATAAAACTATGAAGAAATATGGTAAAAGACTTAGATTATCTAAAGAAGAAGTTGAGATGGTTTATGAAAACAGAGCAGAAAGCACAACAAACATTAATGGAAACACAGCGTTAGACATACACCTTGCAGAAAGAGGTATAAAGAAAGATGATGTTGTAAGTGTCAAGCATTGGCAATCTGCTAGTGGTGAATACAGATTTAGTATTGTAACCAAAGAAGATATAACTGCTAATGAAAATGATATGCTAGATAAGATTAGTGGATTCATTGAAAATCATTCACCTTATTATCCTTCAGTAAAAAGAGAGAACAAAGATGCTAATCATCTATTAGTAATAAATCCTGCAGACATACATATAGGTAAATATGCTAATGGAGTTGAAACTGGTGATGGTTATGATGTAGAAACTGCCTGTATGCGTGTTTTAGAGGGCTTAGAAGGACTTATATGTAAGGCAGAGGGTTTTGAGATAGAGAGGATATTATTTTGCGTAGGAAATGATGTTTTGCATATTGATAATGTATATAATCAAACTACAGCAGGTACAGGTCAAGATGTGGATGGTAAGTGGTGGGAACATTTTGAGGTTGCGTTAGCATTATATGTTAAGTGTGTAGAGATTTTAAGAGAGATAGCACCTGTAGATGTTGTTCATTCAATGTCTAATCATGATTACCAAAGTGGATTTCATTTGGCACACGCATTAAAGAGTTGGTTTAGAAACGATAGAGATATTACTTTTGATATTAGTGTAGCACATAGAAAGTATTATAAGTATGGTAAGAACTTAATTGGCTTAGAGCATGGAGATGGTGCTAAGATGGCAAACTTACCTTTAATGATGGCTCAGGAGAAGCCAACAATGTGGAGTGAAACTAAATATAGATATTGGTATCTACATCATTTACATCACAAAGTTAAACATAAGTGGCTAGATGCTAAAGACTTTATAGGAGTGACTGTAGAGTATATGCGTAGCCCATCAGGAACTGATAGTTGGCACTCAAGAAAAGGATATGTTGGAGTTCCTAAAGCAGTTGAAGGATTTTTGCATGAAAAAACAAGTGGGCAAGTGGCTCGTTTAGTGCATTACTTTTAATATTTTATAATGAAAATAAAAGATTCAACTAAACTTTCTTTATTCTATTTTCTATTAATTATAATAGTTTTATTCTTCTCAGTATAATATTTACACTCTAGTAGGTAAACATTTATCAAAAAATTGTTAAAAATATTTTGGTGGGTAATTCCAATTTTATATATTTGCAAAGTCAAAACAATTTAATAATTAAAACTAATAACAAAATGACAAAAAAAACAATGCAAGAAAAACTAAGAAAACAACCTGAGCCAATTGTTGAAACAAGAAAAGATGCTTTAAGAAGGCTTTACAAGCAGAATGGTTTAACTGAAGAAGATATTTACAAAGATAAGAGAGGGTTTGTAATTATCACTAGAACAGGAATTGATAAGATTGTATCAAGAAACAATATTACAGTTGCTTACGAAGTAATAACTATGGATATAGAAAAAGGAATATGCGTATTAAGAGCAGCAGCAACAATGAAGGTTGGTAATGAGGTTAAGAACTCTATGAGTTTTGGAGAGGCATCTGACAATAACTTAATGGGAGGTGGTAAGAAGTTCCCTGTTGCTATGGCAGAAAAGAGAGCAATGAGTAGAGTTGTTTTAAAGATTGCAGGATTCTATGAGCAAGGAGTATTTGGACAAGATGAGATTGTAGATTAACAAAACAATATAAAGTGAAGGGGTTAGATAAACATAAAATTATAAAATTCAGCAGTTATACTTTGTGGCTTTATCAACTCCCTTTCACTTTTTTTATAGTAATATGGAAAACTCTGATTGGTTAGATAATATTCTTGATGGTGAGCCTAGTGGTATTACAGATACCCAATGGCTTATAATTGAGAGCAACATTCACCAAACATCTTTAACTATAAGGATGAAGTCTGATATACTGTCAAGAATAAATGATTTAACAGAACTAGAGGCAGAAGAAATAATAACTTTTATAAATGAAAACAGATATGAAAAAGACACAAGAAAACAATGGGAAAAAATGTTCAAAGATGGAGTATTTGGAGATAGAGATTTTTAATCACTTTTTAAAAACCTACACTTATATTATATGGAACAAGAAACACCTTTTGGGTGAGATTGTTGAAGATGATATAATGAAGATGTTAGACAAACAACAACTTATAGATTTTTATCATGTTGGTAAAACAAAGTTTAAAATTGAAAAATGCAAAATAGAGAAATACATAACAATCTAATATTACAGTATAAGCAAGAACAAGACTTTAAAAAAAGATACAAAAGAAATTTTATTGAGTTAGACAATTACTTTAAGTATAGTGGTAAAACAGAAAAGTCTACTGATAAATATAGTGTCTATGAAAAGAAAATAAATAAGTTTATTAAATTTCATAATAAAAATAGAGATAAAATAATTAAAAAAAGAAAAAGATATGAGAAAATTATTAGCAAAGAAAAATCAATAGAATATAAAAAACACAAAAAAACAATTAAACATGACCAATAAATATACTTTAGTACAGATTAGAGAGTCCAGAAATGAATTTGAGGCTTTACTAAGAATATATGGTATATCTAATTTAAAACTTTGTAAGATACTTGGGGTTAATTATGCTACAAGTAGAAAGTTTATAGAGAATCCACCATCACTTAGATTTATTCACGCTAAGACATTAGCAGACTTTATTGGATTAAAAACACAAGACATAGTTGATACAATAGTGTACGACTTAAATTAAAATTATAACAAAATGAGAAGAAGAAGATTAAAATTTAGTGATTACTACCACAATGTAATTACAAAAGAATTAGCAGATATTTATAACATTAAACAAGAAGAAATTTTTTTGGGCAGTAGAAGAAAAAACATTATATTTGCTAAAAGGATGTATATCTATATATTAAGAGAGATGTTTGGATTAACTCTTAGTGAGATAGGTAGAGTAACAAACCTACATCATGCATCTATTATACACCATACAAGAAAGTTTGAGTTCTTTTACAACAATTATCCAGAAGATTCTGATGCCTTTAAAAGAGTAGAAGATAGGGTTATTGAAGTTGAGGTGGATGAAGAGATATTAGGACTAGAAACTCAATTAAAACAAATCAATGAATCATTAACTAAATTATATAAAATTAAAAAATTAAAAAATGACAGACAAGAAAGAGAAGGTTTACTTACCAAGTAGTATCAAAAATATTGATACGAAGTATGGTACAATGATGGTTGCTAATTTCAAAATGGATGAACTACAGGCAAACTCAAAGAATGGTTGGGTTTCTATGGTGATTTCAGAAAGGAGAGAACCATCTGAAAAGGGTGCAACTCATTATGCTTATGTAAATACTTATGAGCCACCAACTGATAAAAAAACATCACCTAAGAAAGTTAAATCCACAACTGGAGATGATGACTTACCATTCTAATGATTAAATGGAAAAAAACAACTTATCCTAGCACTTTCATCAAACTATCTGATGAACTTGCTAAGGTAAGGAGTATGTTGTCTGCTGATGTTTATAGTAAAGATTCAGAAAAATATAGAGGTAAACAAGAACACTCTATATCTCAGTTAGGAATATTTGCAGAACTTATTGCAAGACATCTAATGGAGAACAATAAAGGCATAAAATATAAGGCTGCACCATTGCTTGAGGAAAGACCAGTTGTTGATGCTGACTTAATTATGCAAGGTATTGGTGAATTCCACTACATTGATGTAAAAGGCGTGAGGAGTGAGGGAGATGCCCTTAGAGTTAATTTTAAAGCCCATAACAACCCTCAAAAGAAAGTTACGCACTATTTGTTCATACAGCCATTGAACGCTTTATACGCAAGATTTTGTTGGTTTACTCACGAACAGGTCAGTAAATGGGATGTAGTCATGTCCACCTATACGGAGTGCTATGAATTAGAGATACAAAAAAATAACTAAAACTAAAAACAATGAAAGAACAACCAAACTACTATGCTGTAATAAGTGCTGAGGTTAGATATGATAAGAATCTAACTGCAAATGCTAAATTATTATATGCTGAAATAACTGCACTACTTAATATTAATGGTGAGTGCTTCGCTACAAATAAATACTTTTCTAAACTTTATGGAAAGAGTGTTGTAACAATTTCTAAATGGGTTAGTGAATTAGTTGCAAATGGCTATGTATCAACATATTATACTTATAAAGGAGGTACTAAAGAAATTGATAGGAGGTATATAAGAATTCTTAAAGGGGGTATTAAAGAAAATAAGGGTGGGGGTATTAAAGAAAACTTTAAGGATAGTATTAGTTTATCTAAAGATAAACATATTAATAATAAAGGTACTTCTTTTAAAAAACCAGAACTTAATGATATTAAAGAATATTGTTTAAAAAGAAATAATGGTATTGATTCAGAAACTTTCTTTGATTTCTATGAAAGTAAAAATTGGATGGTAGGTAAAAACAAAATGAAAGATTGGAGGGCTTGTATGAGGACTTGGGAGAAAAGACAAAATAAAACTAATAACAATAACACTACATCACACAGACATCAGAAAGGAGGAGATTATGGTGATGGTAAATTTTAAACTATGAGAACAATAGAAGATACATTTAAAAATGCAGACTTCCTGCAGCCAAAAGTTTACAACAGATATAAACTAGGAGTAAGAGAAGAAATAAAAGAAATGTTTATTAAGTCTTTTGAGTATTACGATAGAACAGTTGAGAAGTATGAGCATTTACCTGCTTATGATGAGATTATTGACTGGATGGTAGATACAAAAGGTAGAGGTTTGATGTTGATGGGAGAGTGTGGATTAGGTAAATCAACTATCTTAAACTATGTTATTCCTGCTATATTCAGAACAAGGGTAAACAAGATACTAAGAAGTGTTCCTGCAAAAGAATTAGGTGCAGTTGATAGAAACAAAGCACCATTTATTATCATTGATGACTTAGGAACTGAAAGTATAAAAAATGATTATGGTACTAAGATTGATGCAGTTGCTGATGCAATTTCTTATGCTGAGGATAGTTCTAAAACATTACTAATAACTACAAATTTAACTCCAAAAGCACTTAAAGAAAGATATGATGAAAGGACTTTAGATAGGTTGAGGAAGTGTAAAGTGGTGATTATCAAGGGTAAAAGTTTTAGAAACTAATTTGTATAAAATTGAAATATTTTTATATATTTGCATTATGAAAACATTTATGATAATATGGGGAGTTCTTATAATTGCGTGTGTGCTAGAAGTTTATTTCTGCTCTGTATTAATAGAAGATGAGTATAGTGGGGATGAATAATAATAACAACAATAGGGAAACTCTGAAACCCTTAACAGTTAATATTCCTTTTTTTTTTCCAAACCCCACTATGCTTATTAAATAAACAATATGAAGAAAAGAAAATTAAATAGTAAAAATCCTAAGTATAAAAAGGATAATGAAGAAAAATTAGTTGTACTTAAAAAAGTTCCATTTACTGGTAAAGCACCAGGTTATGGAGTTTGGTATAAAAATCAAAAATAATGAAAAGAACTTATAAGACTATCAAAAGCATATTGAAGCATCATATTAAAACTGGAGTAAAGTCTTTATGGACTTGGAAGAATGATAACTTCACAATGATATACGAAAATTATAGTGGTAAGGATAGGATATACACTTCATATCAGTTGCTAAAACTATTGGAAGATGAATAGTGTAATTATTGGTACAAGTATGATTGTTGGTGTTGTGATTTTATATATATTTGCTTTATGCTATGTTGAGGATAAGATAGCAAGACAAGAGAATGAGAAGTTAGAAAAAAATATAGACAAATTAGATGACAAAGCATAATAAATATTATCACGATAAAGGTAGGAATGGATGGACACCTACTAATACTTGGCAAGATGAGGTGGTAGAGGATAAAATAGATTACAGTAAAGATAAAACTCCAAACTATTACATTGGTAGAGTTTATGGATATGAGGCTAGGAAAGTTGTAGAGGATTTTGATTTATCCTATAATATCGGTACTGCCACTACATATCTCTTGAGAGCAAAGCGTAAGCACGAAACAAGTGTTGATTGCATACAGAAGGCTATTAACCACCTAGAGTTTGAGTTAGATAAAATTAAAAATGAAAAAACCAATCTTTAGAGTATTTGTATCTTACGAGATAAAGAATAAAAAAGTTGTAACTAGAAAAGCAATTACAGGAATACTAGATACATTTGTTCTTACATCTAACATCAAAGAAATAGAGAATGACCAAGAATTAATAGATAGAATTTGTTACATAAATAAAAAGAACCTAAACAAAGTAGATGTTATAATTACAAGTGTTGATATTGAAAATCAATATGGTGAAACTACTGATAGGTTTGATGATGAATATTAGATTATGCCAAAGATTAGAAAGATAAGAATAGAAGATAGAAAAGATAGTAGAGGTGGTGGTTACTCCAGAAGAAAGTTTACTGTTGCTGAAG